AGCAGCGCAACCACGACCGTCAACGCCACGAGCTCGGGCAGCAAGACGATCACCTGTACCGTGACCAGCGGCACCGTCGTTCGCGCGAAAAGCAAGACGCTCTCGGCGGTGAGTGCCAGCACCCTTCCCGTAATCGGGACAGTCAGTCTGACTGGTGACACCACGACGACGATCAACACAGCCGAGGACTACACCCTGGAGTACACCTCGAAGCCCGCAGCAACCACCGCAGGGTCCTTTGTGGTGGGCCGTAGCTACCAGATTGTCACAAGCGGTACGACGAACTTCACCACGATCGGAGCGAGCGACAGCAACATCGGCACCGTATTCACCGCCACAGGTGCCGGCACTGGTACAGGAACGGCAGACGAACTCGGCACAGCGTTCTTCGCGTGGAATTGGTCGTCCACCACACCTGACGCCTCGGCCTCGGTCACCAACAGCGGCACCCCGAGAGCGAAGGTCACCTTCACCGCAGCCGGGGTGTACACGCTGACCGGTTCGATCAGCTCCCCCACGGCCAGTGACGGCCCGACAAAGACCGCCAGCATCGTCGTTACTGTGACTTGAGATGGCCACTCCGTTCCCCGCTATTGCTCCCACCAGCCGCAGCTACAAGCTGGGCAGTTACCCGGTGAAGCGCTTCACCTCGATCTCTGGCACCGGTGTGAGCCGGCTGTACGGATCGCAGCCCTCGGCTGCCACGCTCGACCTGGAGTTCGGCAACAAACGGGACGCCGTAGCTCTGGCCATCACGACGGCCTACGAAGACGCGAATGGGAGTTTTGGCGAGCTGAGCCTGCCCTCAGAGGTCTGGGCTGGTATGGACAGGCTGCTGCAGGAACGGCTGCAGCGCGACTACACCTGGCGGTTCAGTGAGCGCCCAACGATCACAGCAGTCAAACGTGGTCTCAGTACGATTCAGGTAACACTCGAAGGACAGAGGGACGGATGAGCGTCGTTACCGGTGCCAATGGCGCGCTTCACTTCCGCGGAGCGCGGGTGGCGAAAGTCCGCAACTTCTCGATCGACATCAGTCGAGACGCGCTCGAGGACACAGCGCTGGGCGATGACGACCGCACGTATGTCGAGGGTCTACGCGGGGCTACTGGGTCTGCGACGATCCTCTACGTCGAGAACGACGCCGTAACACGCGATCTGCTGAATAGCATCTTCCGAAGTGACGGGGCGACAAGCATTGATTTGTACCTGAATACGTCCACAAGTCGCGCTTTGAACTGTTCAGCGTTTCTTACTCAGGTCGGAACACCTGTTTCTGTAGGTGAAATCACGGCCTGTAGCTGCAGCTTCCAGGTGAGCGGCAAGGTTGGCGGAGGCTTCTGATGCCAGTTCTCGGCCATGGAGGTTCTCTGGTCCTTCAGCGCGAAGCCGCCCTCCCTGCTGTGGTGGTGCCCTCTGCTCTGGACCCCGAGAGCGACACACTCGTCGTCGTTGAGCCTGGTCTGTGGACTGGGGACGAAGTGACGATGGTGTGTCCCCGCGGGCTGCCACTCGACTCAGGAATCGACGGTCCGGACTGCCCAGACGGTTACGCGATGTACGCTGCGGGGCCCTGGTTGGTAGGGACAAATCGCGCGCACGTCAGTTCAGAAAGCGCGGCGTTCTACCAAAGCAGCGGAAACCCGCAGTTTTATGTAACAGCAGCAGCCAGCGGACAGACAATAAGCAGTAATTTCTTCATACATAGAGATCCGCTAGACCGAATTTCTTTCTACGACACAAAGGTCGAAGCAATGAAGGGAGGCCAATCAGGACGAATCCCCCTGTACAACGTCGACTTCGGTTCACTGACCTTGACCGCGGAAACCAGTGATTGGGAAGTTCAAGGATTACTGCAGAGCTGGACGTTGAACCTGACTGCAAATGAAGTTGACGCAACTGCAGTCGGTGAAAAGTTCGGCGATGCCGTGAAGTCGATTGTCACAGGGGGCGGCTCACTAGACTTTTATGTAGACCGACAGTACATCCAAGGGCAGACGGATGCCACTACCTTGATGCGCTTGCTGCTGCTAACAGAAAAAGGCTGCAAGGCACGAGCGGAGTTCTGGATGATCGAGGACCGCCCCGAGAGCGGAATTCGTTTGCCGGGAGATTTGTACTACGAAACAGAGTTCTTGGTAACATCAACTGCCATCAATACTCGAGCTACTGAGATCATTGCTGGCTCCTTAAACTTTGTCACTGTTGGGGAAATAGCACTACAAATGGGTATCAGTACCCCCGATGCCTGAACGGCTAAACTGCGAATCAGGCTGATATACCTGTGCTGTGACCAAGATCGTTCGTGGCGGCCAGAACAACTCTGCGGATCACATCGGCAGCTCACAAGCGACGTTCCGGGGTCAGATCTCAGCAATAACTGATGCGATCCGCCAGCTGGGCGGAAACCCCGAGATCGGCCCTGGCGCCCTGCTGAACGATCCACTTTCAGCTCCCTATGTATTTTACGTTAATCCATACACAGGAAAAGATACTTTTGTTGGCGGAAGCTATAGCACCACAGGCAGCGCTACTAAGCGCATCGAATTGCAGCGCCTTGAGTGTGGGTACAGCGAAGCCCGTCCATTTAAGACAATTAACAGAGCAATTATTGAAGCTGGAATTGTTACGGCAAAATCGTTCTACGAACAACCGCTGAGCAATGCTGATCTTGTCAGCATCGTGCTGTCTCCTGGCGCCTCGGTGCTGCTCAATGGCGACGGAGCCTCTTCGGTAAGCGAATGGGCCAGCGGCTACGAGCCCGATGACACGGCACTGCAAGCTTTCAACCCACAGGCAACTGGCGGCATTATCCTTCCTCGCGGCGTAAGCCTTTGCGGCTTCGATCTGCGCAAAACCGTGTTCAGGCCGAACACTGTTCCTGCCGCCGCCGATGAATTGGCAGATTGCAGCAACAGGCGTGCGATCTTCAAGGTAACTGGCACTGGCTACTACTTTGGCTTCAGCTTTATGGACAAAGCTGGAAGCACATCGAGTCACCATCTTCTCGATTGTTTCCAATTTACTAGCCAAAGTGAACTGGATGAGTTCTACGGAAAGATTCGCTCTGCTTTTGGTGGGGCCGGGAACACCGGTGACATAAATCTGTCCCTAGCCGTTACAAATACACCTGAGTATCAAATCGTTGGCCCTGCACCCGCACCTGGATCCCAGACGATTGACACTGATACAACTGATTCCGCCTCGCCCTATATCTTCAACTGTTCCGTTCGATCCAAGTATGGCATTTGCGGAATCTTTGCCGATGGCGACAAGGCTTCTGGCTTCAAGTCCATTGTGACTGCACAGTTCACCGGTGTCTCCAAGCAGCGCGATCTTAATTCTTGGCAGAAATACAGTGGCGGCAACTGGGTTAGCATGTCTGGCGATTCCTACGCCACTTACATCAGCACGAACCCGGATGATATTCGCATGAACCCGTCTCGCCGCACTTTTCATGTGCGTGCGATCAATGGCGCTTTCATCCAAGAGGTTTCTGTTTTCGCAATCGGTCAAGGTGTTCACCACTGGGTTCAAAATGGTGGTGAGATCATCAGCAATGGCGGCTTCTCTAACTTTGGCGGTGTTGCCGGTCTCGCTGAAGGTTACAGAGGCACAAGCTTCCCAACCGACATCGACTGGACAATTAATCGAATCAAAGTCGCAAATAACCTCTCTGAGATTACAAACAACGTAAAGCGGATCTACCTTGGAACCGTTACTGCAGTTTCCGCTAGTTCAATTACGCTTAGCACCCCACTGAGCGAAAGTGCAAGCACCGCCGGGGTGCCCGAGCTTGTTGCACGCGATGGTTACACACTGCGTAATGCCAGCTACGTCTGGGTTGAAAATCCACTTGGCGATGATTGGAGATCGCCTTTTACCAGTTCAGCCTGGAGCACCGGCACGCCCAGTCAGCTCAACATCACTGCTGCACTTACGGATCCAGCTGGAAATCCAGTTCCGGTCGTCAGCGGAGATAGCAGTGCCATTGGCAAGCGCGTCTACATTCGCCGCCTTGTTGATACACGTACGCCCGCCCAGCGTCGTTACACGCTCAAGCTGAACAACACGAATCAGCTTGCTCGTTCGCCCGTGCGCGATTACGTGCTGCAAGTGAAAAACGGCGTTGCTCCGATTATTAGCGAAATCCCGACAAGTCAAGTCCTGATCGTCAACAATGCTGCAAATATCCGTCCTGATGGCGTTGCTGTTGCTGCGGAGATTACACTTCGTCGCGGAAACGCTTCCGTTGATTGGCAAAGCGGCACGC